AAAACGTACTGACACGAACCACCCCCGGCATACACTTCATTAAATGCGTCGTCTAAGAGATGAATATAAGCAGAGTTGCCATAACTCTTCGTTAAATCCATTAATGACACACGCATTTCTTCAATATGTTCCTCATTTTTCAAATTTTTATTCCCTAGTCTGGTTATAATCTTTAGAGGATCAGGGAACACTTTACAACCAGATTCATGCATTACTATGAACTTGCCGCAAAAATAACCATGTGTTTTTACGAGCAACTTGGCGTTAAAATTCCACTGTAAAGCAGCAAGTTCCATGGTGGATCTATATTCCATTCCTTTGGGAAACAAGACAATTGAGTCATCGCCGCAAAAGGCGGCTTTGACACATTTGTCTAAGTCAGTTATGCTTGCCATACAGGCGGTTATAATCAGGGTATTACCAATGAAAGTTGTTACATCACCTGACTTTCGTTGATACCACAACTGAGTTCGAATACCAGCTTTGTAATCTTTCACTGTAGTAAGCTGATGCCCGCGCTTCCACATTTCCCCAAGGATAGCATCTAAACCAAGCCTGTCCCAAATGAGCATTTCCACGGCCTGATGGAAGTCATTCTGAGACTTGTCATATTTAGAGATATCCAGTTCAAGTACTTCCAAATTACTTGAAGTACTTATACCAAGGAAAAAGTTTTCAATATCCTCCACCGTTTTCCTTGTATATATCATGAAACGATTCTGGTCTATCATTTCCAACAGGCGCTCTGTAAGGAATGCGAAAATCGGTCCAAATAGCGCATTGACGTCCTTTTCATGATAAATTATTGTCTGTAAGGCTGGATACTCACTTTGGATGCTCAGGTCCAATTTGGCCTTGGGCGTCTCCTTGATGATGTGCTTATATGTATCCAGGGCAGACATGTGCGTGGTATTTTTGATTTGCCCCAATGTAGAGGCCTCTTGCCTCATATACCACTCTTCAAAATCAATAAGCGAGGGTATTACGGATCCATCAAAGGACCCAGTCAACACCGTCGAAAAAAGTTTATCCACCACTTTTTTCGCCACCGCTTCATTATCCACCACTGACATCAGTTCCGGGGCATTGAAATTTCTTTTGATCATGGCAAGCACATTTTCAGTGAGCCCCGGTTTTCTTTTAAATTCCATGGCCGTCCTAAGTTTAGGTAAAACACTCGGCACATTTGGTACGACCACGTTTGATTTGGAAATATCTAAAGAACAGTTCTCTATACCCACACTTAAATCACTAGTATGTACAATGAAATTATCATTATTTATATTTACAGTACTATTACCAGGCAAATATTTATCATAGAATTCCTGCAATCCTAAATAATTACCTAATTTCGGCGTTGGAATAAATTTATTAAAATTTATTTCCAAACGCCGGAACTGTAATTGCTATTTCTTAAAACCTAAATCACAAAAATTACGCAAAATTACATT